AGGCAGAGCGCTTCGTCGCCTTCGGTGCGCAGCACGCTGTAGCCGCCGTCGGCGCGGCGGTGCGCCGATACCATACAGGTCTGGCCGGGATAGCGCGGCGCGACGCTGCTGTTGAAGCTGTCGATCAGCTGGTGCTGAACGTCGCGCAGATAGTCGCACTGCGCCGCCGAGTAAGAGCGGTCGCAGCTGAGATTGCTTTGCGGTTTGCTGCTGCATCCCGCCAGCAGCGCGCTGGCGAGCAGCAGCGCCATGCCTGTTTTCATTACGCCTCCTGAGCGCGGGGCAGTTCCAGTTTGCTGTAGCCCAGCCCGTTAATCTTGCGCACCCGAATCTGTACCGGAATGCGCTCTTTCATCGCCTCGACGTGGCTGATGACGCCGATGGTTTTGCCGCTGGCGTTAAGCGCGTCCAGCGCGTCCAGCGCGGTGTCGAGCGTTTCGGCGTCCAGCGTACCGAAGCCCTCGTCGAGAAACAAAGACTCTATGCGGGTTTTCACGCTGACTAAATCTGAAAGTGCCAGCGCCAGCGCCAGGCTGACCAGAAAACTTTCGCCGCCCGAAAGGGTGCGGGTGTCGCGCGCGGCGTCCGCCTGCCAGGTATCGATCAGCAGCCAAAACAGCGACTGTTTATCCGCGACCTGATTGCACCGGGGCGCACTGAGTCCAATACCATTTACTGGGTTCAGCAGACCGGATTCACCAACAATGCGGCGACCGTCGCTGAGAACACTAAGAAGCCGTACAGCGATATCACTTTTGCGGAAAAAATCACGCCGGTCCGTACCATCGCTCACCTGTTCAAAGCCGCTAAGCAGATTCTTGACGACATGCCGCAGCTGCAATCGACGATTGACGCCGAGCTGCGCTACGGGCTGAAGTACGTTGAAGAGCAGGAGATTCTGTTCGGCGACGGCACCGGTACTCACCTGAACGGTATCGTTCCGCAGGCATCTGCATATGCTGCTGCCTTCAGCGTGGCGAATCAAAGCGGTATTGATGATCTGCGACTTGCTATGCTGCAGGCGCAACTGGCGCGCTTCCCGGCATCTGGCCATGTTCTGCACTTCATTGATTGGGCGAAGATCGAGCTGACTAAGGATTCGCTGGGTCGTTACATTCTGGCGAACCCGGCAGCGCTGACTGGTCCTACTCTGTGGGGGCTGCCGGTTGTCGCGACCGAAGCGGCTGCCTTCCAGGGTAAATTCCTGACCGGCGCATTCAATGCCGGTGCGCAGATTTTCGACCGCGAAGATGCCAACGTGGTTATCTCCACTGAAAACGCCGACGACTTTGAGAAAAACATGATCTCAATCCGTTGTGAAGAGCGTCTGGCGTTGGCCGTTAAGCGTCCTGAAGCGTTCGTTTACGGTTCCTTCAGCGCACCTGCTGCAGCTGCGTAACAGCAACGGCGGCCTCCGGGCCGCCTTTCCGGGAGTTACTTATGAAACTGCTTTTGATTAAACCGAATTACTTCGGCGGCACGGTCGTGTCCGAAGGCAATACCATTGAGACCGACGAGCAGCATGGCCGCGAGTTGATTAAAAAAGGCTATGCAGAGCTGGTTGAAGACGGTACTGCTGCTCTGCCAGAGCCAGAGCCAGATCCAGAGCCAGAGCCAGAGCCAGAGCCAGAGCCAGAGCCAGAGCCAGAGCCAGAGCCAGCAAAAGGTAAAAACAAAAAGGCTGAACACCATGCTGCTGACGCTCGAAGAAATTAAACAGCAGTGCCGTCTTGATAGCGACTTCACGGAAGAGGATCGGCTGCTTGAGCTTTTTGCGCTGGCAGCCGAGGCAAAGGCGGTGACTTACCTCAATCGCAATCTGTATAAAACGGTGGCAGATGTTGCGCCTCTTGATACGGACGGCATGGTCATCACCGAAGATATCCGGCTTGCACTGCTGATGCTGGTCAGTCACTGGTATGAGCACCGCAGCTCAGTGTCAGAGCTGGAAATGACGGAGACGCCGCAGGCGTTTGAGTTCCTGCTGTATTCACGGCGTCTGCCGGTGTCGGGGTATTAGCATGCAGCGACGCTCATCAAATACCAGTGCCGTTTATACGCTGCCCGATCCCGGTGAGCTGAATAAGCGTATTCACCTGCGCCAGCGCATCGACCAGGCCGCAGCGGATTACGGCATAGAGCCGGTCTATCAGAATGAAAAGGACGTCTGGGCGAAGGTCCGGCAGGTAGGTGCTACCACCTATCATGAATCAGTTCAGGCTGACGAAACCATAACCCACTACATGACCATCCGTTATCGACGGGGCATCACTTCAGATTTTGAGGTGGTTCACGGCGGTTATGTATATCGCGTTAAGCGCCTGCGCGACCTCAACTCAGCCGGTCGTTACCTGTTGCTGGAGTGCGAAGAGTTGAGGGCTGTGGACAGCGACGGAGAGATGTATGGCTAAGCCGCTTTTGCACGTTGATTTTCAGCAGCCAAAAGACCTCGTTTTTAACCGGGCAAAAATGCGCCGCGCCTTCATTCAGATTGGTCAGGTTCACATGCGTGATGCCAGGCGTCTGGTCATGCGTCGTGGTCGTTCCGCTCCGGGTGAGTATCCGGGATTCAGAACCGGCAGGCTGGCGCGGTCCATTTGCTATTACGTTCCCCGCGCATCAAAAAGCCGTCCGGGCCTGATGGTTCGCATAGCTCCAAACCAAAAGCGGGGCGAGGGCAACCGCCTGATCGAAGGCGACTTTTACCCAGCGTTTCTGTTCTACGGCATCAAGCGTGGCGCTAAGCGCAAAAAGAGTCACCATAAAGGCAAGTCCGGCGGTAATGGCTGGCGCGTTGCCCCGCGTAAAAACTATATGACCGAGGTGCTGGAGGCGCGCAAAACATGGACGCGCTATGTGCTGACCCGTGCGCTGCGTACCTCCCTGCGTCCTGAAAGGAAAAAGAAATGAAACTATCGCTGGTGATCGCCGCCCTCCGGGCGCGATGTCCGATGTTCGCGGGTAACGTAGCCGGGGCGGCTGAATTTAAAGCAATTCCCGAAACCGGCAAAATGCGGCTGCCGGCGGCGTATGTTGTGCCGACAGAAGACGTCACCGCTGAGCAGAAGTCCCTGACCGACTACTGTCAGAACGTGACTGAAGGCTTTGCGGTGGTGGTAGTGCTGGATAATACGCGCGACGAGCGCGGTCAGGCAGCAGGGTATGACGCCGTACATGATGTGCGGCAGCAAATCTGGAAGGCGCTGCTGGGCTGGGAACCTGATTCAGATGCAGGCCCGGTGGCATATTCCGGCGGACAGCTTCTGGATATGGACCGGGGCCGACTCTACTACCAGTTTGAATTCATGCTGACGCGGGAAATCACCGAAGAGGACACTCGCCAGCAGGATGATCTTGACGCCCTAGATGAACTGAAAACGGTCGAAATAGACGTTGACTACATCGATCCGGGTAACGGGCCTGACGGCATCATTGAGCACCACACCAAAATCAACCTCAGCGAGTAAATCATGCAACTCAGACCCAAGCGCGGGCGGTCAGTCCCTGATCCTGTCCGGGGCGATCTGCTGCCGTCAGAAGGCCGGAACGTCGAAGAAAGCAGCTACTGGCACCGCCGCATTGCGGATGGTGATGTCGAAGAAGTCAGTGCGGAAGAAGAAAAGCCCGCAGCTGACGCCAAGAAAAAGGGCGGTGAATAATGTCAGTCTCGTTCCCCAATATTCCGTCAGACCTCCGCGTGCCGTTGTTCTGGGCAGAGATGGACAACAGCGAAGCGAACACCACGCAAGATAGCGGCCCATCGCTGCTGATTGGTTTTGCCTCTGCCGACAGCTCCATCATTAAAAATAAGCTCACCATCATGCCGTCAGCGGCACTGGCGGGTAAGGTTGCAGGTCGTGGCAGCCAGTTAGCCCGTATGGTGGCGCGCTATCGTGCCGTCGATCCATTTGGTGAGCTGTGGGTTATCGCGGTAACTGAGCCTGATGGCGAGACCGCCAAAGGAACTGTGACGCTAACCGGCAACGCACAGGCGTCAGGTTCGCTGAGCCTTTATATTGGCGCGGTACGCGTTCAGGCCGCTGTGGTAACCGGCGATGCCCCTGCAGCAGTGGCCGCCACACTTGCAGCCGCAATTAACGCTAACGCAGACCTTCCCGTGACAGCAGCAGCAGCAGCTGGTGTGGTGACGCTCACTGCCCGGCACAAGGGGCTTACCGGCAACAGCATTCCTCTGGCGCTTAACTACTACGGCACCGTAGGGAGCGAAACCACGCCTGACGGGGTTAACGCAGTGATTGCTGCGATGGCAGGCGGTGCGGGTTCACCGTCACTGACTGCAACCGTGGCCGCGATGGGCGATGAGCCGTTTGACTTCATCGGCACGCCGTTCAGTGATTCCGCCTCGCTGGCGACGCTGGCGCTGGAAATGAACGATTCGTCCGGGCGCTGGGGCTATGCACGACAGCTTTACGGTCACGTCTACACGGCAAAAATCGGCGCGCTCTCCGACCTGGTGGCCTTCGGTGACACCATGAACAACCAGCATATTACCGTTGCCGGTTATGAGCCTGCTGTTCAGACAGCAGCAGATGAGCTGGTCGCGCTGCGTACCGCGCGTAACGCGGTATTTATCCGCAATGACCCGGCCCGACCGACTCAGACCGGTGAGCTGAACGGCGCATTACCGGCACCGGCAGGCAGCCGTTTTACCCTGACTGAGCAACAGTCGCTGCTGAAGCACGGTATTGCCACGGCCTACGCTGAGAGCGGCGTGCTGCGTATTCAACGCGACATTACCACCTATCAGAAAAACGCCTATGGCGTGGCGGACAACAGCTACCTGGACAGTGAAACGCTGCATACCAGCGCCTACGTTATCCGTCAGCTTAAAAGCATCATCACCAGTAAGTACCCGCGCCATAAGCTGGCGAATGACGGTACTCGCTTTGGTCCGGGTCAGGCCATCGTAACGCCTGCAGTACTGAAGGGTGAGATGTGTGCCAGCTATCGCACGATGGAGCGGGCGGGGATCGTGGAGAACTTCGATCTCTTCAAGCAGCATCTTGTGGTCGCGCGCAACGTGAGCGACCCGACCCGCGTGGATGTCCTGTTCCCGCCGGATTACGTCAACCAGCTGCGCGTCTTTGCGCTGCTTAATCAGTTCCGTCTGCAATACAGCGAGGAGACCGCGTAATGCCAAAGATTGCAGGTACAACGTACTTCAAGGTAGACGGCCAGCAGCTGTCGCTGACAGGCGGCATTGAGGTGCCGATGAACACCAAGGTGCGTGATGACGTGATCGGCCTCGCCGGTGATGTGGATTACAAGGAAACGCACCGCGCGCCGTACACAAAAGGCACCTTTAAAGTGCCTAAAAACTTCCCGATCAGCAAACTGACTGACTCAGACCAGATGACCATTACTTCGGAAATGGCTAATGGCATGGTCTACGTACTGTCTGAAGCATTTCTGTTTGGTGAAGCCAATTACAACCCGGAAGAGGGAACGGTAGATCTCGAATTCCATGGCACAGAAGGATTCTTCCAGTGAGTGAGCTGCAACTTTCAAAACCTATTACGGCGCACGGTGAAACTATCCATGTGCTGGAGCTTCGTGAGCCATCTTTTGATGAGATTGAACAGATCGGCTTTCCCTTCACCATCGGCAGCGAAGGCAATATCAAAATCGATAGCTCTGTGTCGCTTCGGTACATTCCTGTGCTGGCCGGTATTCCCCGCTCTTCTGCCAGCCAGATGGCGAAGATTGATATTTTCAAAGCCTCAATGACGATTCTGGGTTTTTTTACCGGCTCGGGAGCGGGAGAAATCTCCGGCAGCGATGTTACAACGTCGCTCACTTCTGGCGAATAAACCCTCTTGAACTGAAGCGGTCAGCTCTTTCCGATTTTCTGGAGCTTGAGGAAGAAGCAGTGCGCATAAGCGAGGAAATAAAGAATGGCTGACAGCTTCCAGTTAAAGGCCATAATCACAGCCGTTGACCAGCTCACCGGCCCGATGAAAGGGATGCAGCGCCAGCTGAAGGGGTTTCAGAAGGAATTCTCATCGCTGGCCGTTGGAGCAACTGCTATCGGCGCATCCATCTTGGGTGCGCTGTCTATCCCTGTAAATCAGGCCATTAAGTTCGAATCAACAATGGCTGATATCCGCAAGGTCGTTGACGGTCTGGATAACGCTGACGCTTTCAGAAAAATGAGCCAGGACGTTATTGACCTGTCAACAAAACTGCCGATCACGGCAGACGGTATCGGTCAGATTGTTGCCGCAGCAGGTCAGGCTGGCATCGCCCGAAGTGAGCTTGTTGGGTTTGCAGAAGATGCGGCCAAAATGGGTATTGCGTTTGATCAGACTGCGGAAGAGTCCGGTCAGATGATGGCGACGTGGCGAACCGCTTTCAAAATGACGCAGAAAGATGTTGTCGGGCTGGCGGACAAGGTGAACTACCTCGGTAATACCGGTCCTGCCAGCGCAGCTAAAATCTCTGAAATAGTAACCAGCGTAGGCTCGCTTGCTGCGGTCAACCACGTTTCAACGGGAAATCTTGCCGCGCTTGGTGCAACCATCGCAGGGATGGGTGTCCAGTCTGAAGTAGCCAGTACCGGCATTCAGAACTTCATGCTTTCGCTCTCCAATGCCAATACCGGTAATGCAAAAAAGGTCCTGAAAAAGATCGGGATGACACCTAAGTCTCTCGCCAGTGGCATGGTGAAGGACTCAAAAGCGACCATGCTTAAGGTGCTGGAAGGGATTAAAAATCTTCCTGAAGAAAGCAAATCAAAAGCACTAGAATGGCTGTTCGGAAGAGAGTCGATAAAGGCTATTGCACCGCTTCTTAACAATCTCGACCTGCTTCGCAAAAACTTCGGTAAGGTTGCTGATGCACAGCAGTATGCTGGCTCAATGCAAAAAGAGTATGACTCCCGCGCAGACACTACCGAAAACAAACTCACGCTGATGCAAAATGGCATAACTGCTGTAAGCCTGGCGCTGGGGGATGCCCTTACGCCACAACTCAAGCAGGGTGTTGTAGCTCTCATGCCCTATATAAAGCAGACAGAAAAGTTTGTCAGGGATAATCCTGAGCTGGTCAGGTCGGTTGCTAAGTTTGCTATTTCTCTTGTTGGCGTTGGTGTCGCGGTCGGTACCGTTTCGCAGTCTTTCAGAGTGCTTAATATGGTAATGAATCTGTCGCCTGCCAAACTGGCTATAGCTGCTCTTGCTGCCGGTGCTTTGCTGATAATCAACAACTGGGATCAGGTTGGCCCGGTCGTTAAGCAGGTCTGGACTGAAATAGATAATGTCGCTCAGGAAATGGGTGGGTGGCAAACCGTTATTGAGGGAATCGGTGCGGTAATGGCCGGTTCTTTCGCCATCAAAACGATTGGATCTCTTCAGCAGGCAGTAACTCTTGCGAGTTCGCTTTCTGGCTTGCTGGGTACAATCAGCCGGTTTGGTGCAATGACCATTACGATTGGCATAGCAATCTCACTTTTGAAGCAGTTGCAGGATTTGGACAAGCAGGCAAACGCCCAGGGCGTAAGTAAGGGTGAGTTTCTGGTTAACCGGATGCAGTCACAGGAACGGGAGCGGGGTTATAACGGCTTCTTCCCGAGGCTCCGAGAAATACTGGGGATGGATAACCCAATACCTGAAGGGCGCTATGATCCAAAAGTGGGTCTCGACCGGCCATCATCTGCTGGCCGACCGCAGGCGGGCGAACTTAAAGTCAATTTTGAGAATGCGCCACCGGGCATGCGTGTTGCTACTCCAGCAGGCAATGCGACGCCCTGGCTAAGTTATGACGTCGGATACAACCGATTCTCGAACCAATAACCCGCTTCGGCGGGTTTTTTATTGCCTGGAGCAAATCATGAGCTGGATAGACAAACTGCAGGGTGCCTCGCTGCGGGGTGTCCCGTTCAAGGTAGAGGAAGATGAGGCCACCTTTGGCCGCCGCGTGCAGGTTCATGAGTATCCTAATCGGGATAAGCCATTTGCAGAAGACTTAGGTCGTGCAACACGCCGGCTGAGTGTTCAGGCCTATCTTATTGGCGATGACTTCTTTGAGCAGCGGAACCGGCTGATCGAAGCCATAGAAAAGCCGGGTTCATGCACATTGGTGCATCCGTTCTATGGGGAAATGACAGTCACTGTTGATGATGCTGTGCGCGTCAGTCACAGGGTTATTGAAGGCCGTATGTGCCGCGTCAGTTTCAGCTTCGTTGAGTCCGGTGAATTATCGTTCCCCACCGCTGGACTGGCAACCGGCCAGAAACTCACCTCCTTAGTGTCATTCTTGGACGATGCCATTTCTTCGGCATTCGGTGCTTTTGGTATGGATGGCCTGCCGGACTTCCTGCAGGACGGTGTGCTGGATGAGGCGACAGGCATGTTCAGTACTGTAACCAGCGCCTTTCAGTATGTGGATTCGGGCGTCAGCGCGGCATCCCGCCTGCTGCAGGGTGATTTGTCGGTACTGCTAAAACCTCCATCCAGCGGCATGAGCTTCGTTAACCGTCTGCAGACCATGTGGCGCGCTGGAACCCGTCTGACCGGAAACGCCTCCGACCTCATGTCGATGATTAAAGGGCTGA